ACTTTAGCAACCATTTAACACTTCCATCTTCTGCGAGCCTGTCTTAGTCTTGAATTAGGATCTTTTGCAGCTTTTGGAAATTTTTTCATTTGTCCCGCACTTCTTGCACAAAAGGATTTACGTCTTTTGGCAGCTTTTGATCCTGGTTTGACTTTGCCAGTGACCGCTGTTTTTAATTTAGAGCCAGGGTTTAATCTTCTATAGGCAGCGACCCCAGCTTTTGTCATGCCTGCTCCAGCCTTCGTTGGCCTGAAGTTCTTTTTATTTCTTGCTGGCATTTTGCTTTGCCGTCTCATTTTATTAAATCCTTGTAATATTTATCTAACATCTTTTTTGTTGATGGTTCTAGAATAGGTCTCACCTCTTTATAATTTTTAAATTTTTTCTTACCCGGTGCCTTAGTTACTTGTTGTGGCATCTTTGATCGATTAACCACCATGTTAGACCATTCCTTTGTAGTACTTAACGAGACTTGGGTTGGAGACTTTAACACCTCCCAAATCTCCACGGATGTAACGACCACGATAAGGCTCAGTAACACCACCAGCAGCCTTTTTAACCCTTTTAACAATGGTAGGAACATTAGTAGGTTTTGGTCCAACATTCCCAGCTGCTCTTTTTCTAGCAACGGCTGAACGTCTTTGACTTTCCGACATCCTTCTCGCCTTTGCAAGCGGGACACACTTCGGATACTTCCTTTTCGCGTCTTTCTTTTGTTTCGACCTCCCACACTTGGCAAAAGATCCGTCCTTTCTTTTAGATCCGATATCGACCCATTTTTGTTTGAACCAATCGTCGAGACCTTTTTTAGCCATGACTTTAGAAAACCTTTGTTGTTTTTCTTCTATTAGACATGACAGCACCACATCCTTTTGCAATGCCTCCTCTTTTTAATCCTTGTCTTCTTAATCTCTCTGTTGCTTCCATTAATCCACCGCCCGCTTTATTCATTCTATCTACTTTTTCTTTTCTTTCAAAAACTCTTTGTCTAGATCTACTTCCGTATCTAGCTCTGTCTCTTAGTGGACCATCGCCTGCTCTACCACCTTCTGCAGAAGGTTTACGTCCTCTAAAATCTTTTCTTTTTACACCAGATGGATCTTTAATTTTACCTGCACAAATTTTACTTGCATAAGCATTTGCATATGCGCTTGGGTACACCTTGAATTTTCGCTTGGCCGCGGCCTTACCTCTTGGACAAAGTTTAGTCATCTTTTTTCTTTTTACACATGCATTGTTTAATGCAAAGGATTTTACATAAAACGTTTTTTATGACTGATCTAATTTTTTCTAACATTACATTTTGCCTTTTTTATTTTTCATTTTATTCATCATGAATTTTCTAAGACCTGGGTTTAATTTAGCCATGCCACCTTTTTTCATACCAGTAGCTTTTCCAAGATCTTTGGCACCTTTTCCATCAGCTGCAAAAAATGGAACTTTTTTTCCACCTTTCATAACCATTTTAAGTTTTCCACCGTCTTTCATCATAGGTCGTTTCATCATCATGCCACCACCCATTTTTTTAACACGTCCACCTTTTTTATAACCTTTAGGTGATACCTGTTTATTGTATAGTCTGTTTACCATTATTTTCCTCCTCTAAATATTTGTGTACCCTTTATACCAAAAATGCTTGCCACTACAAGAATCCACAAATTTGTGAACCATTTAGGGAGATTAGAAAAATATTCAAAGAATAATTCTATCTTTTGCATTGCAGCCGGGTCATCGCTGATTACTGCCCAAGCAAGCACTATAATCGGGATTGACAATAGGATCAAGACAAATTCATCTTTCCAATCATTTTGCCTAGCCTCTAATAATTTACCCTGATAAGCCTCCTCACCGCGAGCCATACGCTCGGCGTGCATTAATCTTGCATTAGACATCGCCTCTTTAGTTCTTTGTCGGTTAGCATAAAGCTTACCACCCGTAGAAATTGCTAGTTTTATTGCTGATAACCACATTATTTTTTACCTTTTTCTTTTATGCCTGCTCTATTTAGAGCAATAGCTATTGCTTGTTTACGATTTTTAACCTTTTTATCTGATTTTCCAATATTTAATTTACCTTTTTTAAACTCTCTCATGACCTTTGCTACTTTTTTCTGCTTTTTCTTGCTCATTTTTACTCTTTACTGCTAATTATTGAAATACTATCGGGTGCTTGCTCGGGTGAAGGTATTGTTTTGCTTAAAATTGTTTTTTGAATAGAGGTGTTTGCCCTTAATTTAGACAATTCTTCGTTTTGCTCTAGTTTATCTTCAACATTCATCTGATTCATCATCGCTCTCATCTTATCAAGGTTAAGTTTTTCCTCTCCCTCTTTGCGTTTTCTCTCATCATCACGTGCTCTAAGGTCTAATTCTCTAGATCTTAGTTTTGCGATAGGATCATTGTCAAATTGTGAGGTAATTTTCTTCTCTTCCTTCATAAATTCGTCCATCATCTCTGCAATCAAAACCGCTTTTCTAGATTCTATTTTTTCTGTTAGCATTTTAACTTGAATTTGCATCTCAGGATTAATCATTGCTTGTTGATTTTGTTGCATCATCATTAATTCTTGTAATTCTGTTTTAAATTCTAACTGAATTTGTTCTTGAGCCATGATTGAAATGTGCTCGAGTATATTTTTTTCTAAAGCAGCCATAACAATAGGTGCATTTCTTGCCATGTTGGTTGCCATAAAATTTAAATGCGAAGTGATATGGGCTCTGTGATCTTGGCCCGGGAACGCTTGGAATGGCACGGCACCGATTGCATCAATGTGTTCTAACGCTGGATCTTTTGGAACAGGGATTGGTGGTGGTTTTAAAATGGCATCAATATTTTTTACACCGAGTGCTTCATACATGTGTCGGTAAACTTGATACATATTGTGTATGTTAGGATTAGATTGTGCCAGTTGCATCTCCGTCTGCGCAAGGGAGATACGCTGTGTTTGTGAAAAAATGTTCGGATCTGCAACTGGCAGGATATCAACCCTGTCATCAAAGTCAGCTTGCTTGATAACGCGTTGCCCACCTACCACATCATAGGGGTATTCTGCCGGTAGGTAAAGTTTGAAAACTCTTGCTAATAAATTAAATTCGACTTTGAGTGATGCATATAATCTTTTATGGATTGCCGACATGACACGGCTCCCTCTTTCTAAGAGCGCCACGGTCGTGCCCACAGCTGCTCCTTGATTCCCATCACCCACTTGCAAGTCTGCTATAGAAGCGAAGCGTTGACCTGCTTGTACTACGACCCCCATTAAATTCAATAATGTCTGAGATGGTTCCTTAAATGGTAACATCATAAACGAATCTTTAATATTGCCACCTGGTGCATCTACATCTCTAAATTCTCCTGGTTGTATCGCTTGTGCATCGTCACGTATTCTGATGCCTCGTTGTTTAAAACCTGCTGGTAAGTTTGATAATGTTCCAGCATCTAATAATTGTCGTAACGCAGCGGTGGCTGTTCTCGATAGTCCACCGATCATATGTATTAAACCAAAACCATAAAATCCTAATCCTGGTAAAAATTTAAAATGCACAAAATAAGATATTCTTCTTTTTTTAATATCACCGATCTCAAAGTTTCTTCGAATGGATAAGACTTGTCCAGATGATTCTTCAACGGTTACAATGTAAGGTATTTTAATTCCTGTTGGTTCTCCTTCAGGGCTAACATCTTCAAACCCTTCAAGATCGAGTTCTGTGTGAACTTCTAATAAAGTAAACACTCCGCCATCTTTTGTTTTTTTCTCTCCTGAAAGTTCTCTTTCTTTTTTCTCCGACTCTGTTTCATTAACTGGTCCTGGTGTTAGATCAATGTCTCTGTAAAAACCATTCACTTGTTGTTTTCGTAAATCATTTTCTGACATACGCACAACATGAATAATGGACTCTGCATCTTCTAACGAAGTTGCAGAATAAGGAACGACTAAATCATCGGCAGGAACAAATTTAGAAACGGCTTGTCCTTCAACTTCATCGTAGTAAACTTTTTTAAACGCTGACCCTGCAAGGGGTAAATAAAATAATAACTGATCAAAGTCAGGTTCGTAGTCGGTAATGTTATTCATGATTTCATAGTTCATGAAATCTTTTACACGTCTTGCCTGCTGCTCTTTTGCTGGATCCTGTATACCTAAAATTTGTGTTCGCACAGGACCATCGGCAGGTAATAATTCTTTGTACGCCAAAGCCTGAAACTGGGTCACGGCTTCTGCTAAGACAGGGTGGGTTGCACCTGACGCACCTCTAAAAGGTTCGCTTCTCGAGTCGTATTTAAATCCTAATAAATCGAGTCCGTTAGTGTAAGACTTCTCCCACTCTTTTCTCGACATTTTATAATCACGATAATTACTCATCAACTCTGATGATAATCTTCCTAACACATCATCGGGTAAAAGTTCTGCAAGGTTTGCGAAATGTCCCGAGTCTTGTCCGGGGTTCATGGCACTTGGTTCAAAGTTAATGTCTACACTGCCATCTTCATTCTGTTGAACATCAACGGGCGGTGGACCTTCGAGCTCGGCTTGTTGTTGCTCGGTTGCCTCAACAATCTCTTGTTCAGGATCAAGATTTATTTCTTGTCTTACGTTTGGTAATGCTTTGTCTATTTCTGCCATATAGTTTCCCTAATCTTTTCGTTGTATTCTTTTTTTTGATAATATTCAAGCCTTGTGGATTAGGCCCTCGTAGAGGCGGCGGTCCTGACTTCTTACCTATCATCAGTAATATGTTCTCCTTTGTTGAGGTAAGGGTTCATCCAAATAGTCCTCAGGGTGATTAATAAATCCTCCTTGTCTAAACCTCATGACCGCTTGCGTTGTGGAGTCGACTAAATCGTCGTGATCTCCATACGGAAACGCTGCACATTCCTCAATTACCTCTTGTGCAAACTCTTTGTGAGTGGGCGCCCATATGCATCCACTTTCAAATAGAGGTGCAACTGAGTTAACTCTTGTATGCTTATCATTCCCTTTACTCGGTGTAAAGTTTAAAACAGGGATACCCATCTTACGTAATTCGTAAGTGAGCGGGAGCCCTGATGCTTTGGCCTCGACCAAAACTGTTTCAGGTTGCCAGTAATCATATTGTTCTTTAGCCA